AAAAAAATGGCATTATCATCAATATCAGTTTTAGGAGCTGACCACTTTGCAAAGGGTGGGGTTAAATATATGACGATAGATACCGTAGCCAATTCTTCAGGAATGAGTGATTCAGATGGTGCGGGGGCGGTAACAATGTCTTCTGCGGTAACTGTTTACTTTGAAAAGGAATCAGCGTCTATGACTATCTCAAATACTCAATCAAACGCTCTTACTACTCACGAAATAAGTATCGAAGGGTATATTCCCGACATTACAAAGACTAAACTTCAACAGTTACAGGAGCTTCAAACAGAGCCTTTAATTGCTCAAGTTCACACTTGGGATGGTGTTAACTACTTAGTTGGATGGGACTCAGTAACAGCTACCGACGCAGGCAATACTGATTTTCCTTTACTATTACAAACAGTAGAGGCTAACACGGGTAGCGGTCTTTCAGACCAAAACGGCGTTACGTTAACATTTAGCTGTACTGCGGGAAGAACGCCTGCAACAATAGCATAACACTTAAAGAACAAGAAAATGGCACTATCAAGTTTATCAATAGCTCACGGCGACCACAAGCAATTAGTTGGTGGTGTAGAGTCTATACATATTTGGGAGCAAGTTTATTCAGGTTGGGCAGCTACCGACACCGCTACTGCAACAACGATTGCTAGTGGTGGGGTTACGGGGGCAATTCCTACAACTGCGGGTAATGTTTCCGACATTAAATTCCAAGTAGGGACAGCAAAAGTAGATTTCTCTACCGCTCAAGAAAAAGGTTTATCCTTAACAACAATTAGTATAGAGGGGTATGTTCCCAACTTATCTAAAGAAAATTTAGCAGTACTTCAGGAAATGGCAGGAAAAGCCTTAATGGGGTGCGTTCACTTTTATAACGACACGGATGCAGACGCTCAAAGAAAGCTTCTTGTTGGTTGGGATAACGTACTAGGAACGAAGGAGGCATCTGGTGATTACATTCACTCTAAGTTTGCTTTATTCTTAGACTCTGTAGAAGCTTCTTCAGGGGCAGCCATTACAGACCAACACGGTGCAACACTTAAGTTTACAGCCGTTCAAGGAGAAACTCCTTACGAGTATATCCACTCATAGGAATATATATAAATTTGACGGGTGAAACTACGGGAGTAGCCCTTTATTTTCTTATATTTGTTTAATCATTATTCTATATAATTGTGGCTAAAAGAGAAAGAGATTCTAAAGGTAGGTTTACTGCTAACTCAACTTCTGATATGATTAGGAGAAAGGCTAGTGGTAGAGTTAAGTTTGATGTAGTAAACTTAGCTCCTATGCCTGATTTTAGAGAGAAGCAAAGAGAGGTTACCTCTAAAGAGATTTATAAGTTTGGTGACGACAATCTATTCCCTCAGTATCTTGCTGAGTTAAAAAGAAAGTCTAGTACTCACCGAGCTATACTATCTCAGAAAGCCACTTATACGGCGGGTAGTAAAATCACTACCGTAAACGCTAAGTTAGAACCTTACATTCAAGAGGTTAACCCTAAGCATCAATCCCTTAGAAATCTTTTTAGATTAGTAGTTGATGACTTTTATACTTTCGGAAATTCTTATATAGAGTTTGTCGAGTATGAAGGTGGTTGCAATATGTATCACATTGACTCAACAATGGTTAGGGTTGGTAAAAATTTAGAATCAGTTTACATTAATCCTGATTGGTCTTATTACGGGGTTGAAGATAAAAAGGTTCGTAAAGTTCCTATGTATCCTAACTTTAAGAATGGGCGTTCTGTTCTTATGTTTAAGGATTATGAAAGCGGGTTTCAACGATACGGTATTCCTGATTACATAGCCGCAGCAGAAAGCGGGTCTATAGAAATAGATTACCTTATACAAAAATACAATCGCTCTAAATTTGAGAATGGGTTTATGCCTTCAGCTATTATTGAAATAGACGGCTCAATGAGTGACGATGAAGCAGAAGAGTTAATCTCTTTAGCTCAAGATAAGCTTACAGGAGAAGGAAATAACGGCAAGATACTATTCTTAGTTAAGGATGGCGCGGGAGCGGGGAGTGGTTCTAATGTTCAAATCCTTAAAGATGATAAAGACGGTAGCTTCATGGAGTACCAAGAGCTTACACGAAATAATATTGTTACAGCCCATAGATGGCAGCCTGCTCTTTCAGGTATTGTGTCTAGTGGTAAAATGAATAATACGGGGAGTGAGATTAGAATCTCTTACGACTTAGTTATGAGAACCGTAATCCAAGATACTATAGAGCAAGTATTTAAGCCTATGCGTGACGCTATGGGTAAAGTCTTAGGTTTAGACGCATCCTCTTTAGAGGTTCAGTTTGAATCCCCTATAGGCTTTGCTGCAGATATAGATATAACTCAAATTGCAGACGTAAATGAGTTAAGAGCGTTGATTGGTTTAGAAGAAAGACCCGACTTAGAGGATATTTACTTGAACGACTTAAAATCAAAAGACGATGGCGGCGACAGACTATAGACAATACAGTAACTTGATTACCGCAGCAGAGGTTGTAGCTACAGCTATGACTAATGCGAATATGGATAAATCTATTATAGATGATAATATCATCCTTATAGCGGAAATAACTCACCTTAAACAAGATTTAGGGGATTATTTTTGGGGAGAATTAAGACAGAGACAGCAAAATGACGCTTTAGCCCCTATGGAGGAGACTCTTTTAGGTAACTATATAAAGCCTTGCCTAGCCTTATACGTTAAGTATGAAGTTCTAAATGATATGCAGTACAATACAACCTCTTCAGGGGTGGTAACAAACGATGATGATTGGAGTGACCCTGTTGATGGCTCAGAGATGTCTATACTAAAAGAAGATACATTTAGAAAGGCTGAGATTTTAAGAAAGGATATGATGGATTGGTTAAATGACTCTGACAATGTAGGGATTTTCACTAACTATGAACATTCAAGTAATGACAAGTATAGTAGCGGAAACAACGTGACTAGACTTGGGGGTATATTAGCTTACGGGAATAAGGTAAACAAATAACCTTTATTAAAAGAAAAGATGAACGATACTATATCAAAAATAAAAGATTCAATCGAAATTTCAGCAATAAACGGAGGGGCGCTCTTAGTATCTATGAGCGACGCAGAACAAATTTTAAGAATGCTATCGTTATCTTTAGCTGTATTATATACAGCGTGTAGATTATTTAATCTATGGAAAAAGAGTAGAAATAATTAACATTAACAAGTACTATGCCGACAACAGATAATTATACAACCACAGCCGCAAGTTATAAAAACTTATTTCAAGGACAGGGAAGAACAAATGCCCCTGCAGCGGTTAACGCTAATGAGCAGTATGATAGAGACAATTTACTTCATTTTATTGAGGATAAGTTTAAGTCAAATGTTAAAGGGGGATTTAGTTTAATTAATTTGCGAGCATTTCTTCACACGTTAGTTAAATCTATAAGAAATCAAGCTGATGATAAGTCTTACGTTGTTATAGGGAATAGAGGGGGTAGAGTTTCAACGGGAGATGCGGGTAGGTTTTACTACGGTAGCTCGGGTTCGGGGTACAATACTTTTAGTAGTTATACTTCTAATGAATTAAGTCTATCAGCTCAGGATTCTTTTAATGCTATAAGCGCTCCTTTCGAGTTTTTTAACGTAGCGTGCAAAGGGACTATACAAAATGGAACAGATAGAGGTGATGTTACTATAAAACTTTGCTACTCAGACCAAGACAACGGAGTTGATGCTGACGTTCAAAACTTAACTCAGATAGGGTCTACAACTGTAGATTGTGCTATAACTGACACGGGTTATGATTACTCTATATCTTCTGTGGTAAAAGTTCCCGCAGGAAAGCTTATTTGGTTGCTAATAGAAAACACAGGGCATACATCAGGCACAGAATACCTGTACTTTACTAATTGCCTTTACGCAACAACTCACTCTACTAATTGGACTTCAAGCTAAAGATAATGAAAGTAGTTTTAAATAGGTTAATGGATACGGGTAAAGAAACTTTAGGGAAGTTAACTATACACGATGAATTAAAAGAGTGCTTCTCTTGTAAAACTTTAGAGCTTTCTTGGAAAGATAATAAAAGGAATGTTTCTTGTATTCCTAGAGGAGAGTATAAAGTGATTGTTAGGTTTTCCGAAAAACATGGAGAACACTTCCTTGTTAGTGATGTTGACGACAGGGATTTTATTCTAATTCACAGCGCGAACTATCACACACAATTAAGAGGTTGTATTGCTGTAGGAGAGGCTTACGCTGATATAAACGGAGATAACGAGTTAGATGTAACTTCTAGTAGAGATACTATAGAAGACTTACTAAGAATATTACCTGACTCATTTTACATAACTATAATTTAAGAAAAGATGATTGAATACATTTCAGAACACGGAACAGACATAATTGCTGTAGTAGTAGCGTTAATGGCTGCCGCAAAAGTTTTTGTTAGACTAACTCCTTCAATTAAAGATGACGCCATCTTCGGAAAGATAGATAGTATTTTAGAGTTTATTATACCGAACTATGGGGCTAAGAAGGAAGAATAGAAAAGCGAAAGAAGAAGAACTTAAAGATGTTAAGCCTGTTATGAACCCTTTAATAACTACAGGAGCTAAGATTATGTCCTTTATTGTCCCTAAAATGTTTCAGGATAAGAATGGTAAATGGTCTAGTAAAAGAACTATAGGTGGGGTTATAGCTATCGCAGCGGTTCACCAAATAGAAATGGCGGGCAGCGTAACTTGGCAGCATTTAGTTATGCTTGCTTTAGCTACAGCCACCGTTTACGCTCCTGACTCTAAGTAAAAGGGATTACTATAGGTAGAGTTCCATTATTTAGGACAACTCCACAAGATAGCTTATATGATTTGGCGAAGTATTTTGCGCAAGCCATAGCGTAGCTCTTTCTGTCAACACCACACCCTACTTGCATTCCCCAATAACCTCCATTGTAAATAACGGAGGCTTCTGTGTGTATATGTCCTTGTACAACTGAACACCCAAACTCAAGAGATTTATTAGCGGCTGCGCTTCTACCTGAAGTCCCCGTTCCGTGAACATAAAGCACATCATCAATGTAGTGGTGTTCTTTAAAGTCCCACCCCTCAACGCCAAGAACTTCGTCGAAGTCTCTTATCCAAGCCTTAGATAATCCGCAATCAAAAGCTTTACGCCTAACAATAGCGTCGTGATTTCCTATGCAAACTTTAGCGATAGGGAAGGCTTTATGCCATCTGTGGATTCTGTCTACAGCTCTTTCTAGCTCGTCCCCTGCTCCGTAACCGTCAGGGTCAGACCTATGGAAGCTTGAGTAGTGAGAGTCTATTACATCGCCTATAAAGACGACTTCACTACACCTGTATTTTCTGAATTGATTAATGCAATGCTCTAGGTATCCATCGAGACAAAAAGGTTCGTGAATGTCACCTATAATTAAGACATTTCCCGTTGACTTTGTTTTATCAAAGTTCCTAGCTCTTTTAATTAAGTCCCACTCGAACTCAGAAAGTCTAGGTCTAAACTGCTTTTCCATAAGGCAAATGTACTAAAAAAAAGTAACCCCTACAAATGTAAGGGCTACTATGTGTCTAACCAAAAACACAACTATGCAGAGATAAAATAGGGAATAGTCAAATATACTACTTAATTTCTTTTAACCAAGCATCAGGCACTAATTTCTCGCACCATTTTATGTCATTTTTATCACACCATTGGGCATACGTGGTCTGGCTGCCTTTTCTTATTTTATTGTTTGCGCTTTGAAATAAGAATCTAATATCTAAATTAGGGTGCTGTTCTTTGATTAACAAATGCTTATCCCTATCCGCTTTGACTAAACGACCCTTCACCTCTAATATAATACCGTTAGGTAAGATTATATCAGGGGTGTAAGAGTGTTCACTCAGGGGGATTACATATTTAATCTTAAGGGTTTCGTACTCAATCCCTTTTGCTTTTCTTTGTTTCAAATTCTTCCAAACTCGATGTTCTAGTCCACTTCGGAATCCTGCTTTCACAGCAGCAGTTCTTATGGGACTCTTCTTCTTTTTTCTCATCTATAAGTTTTTCTATGTAGACACAAGCATCCATAAGCTCTTCTTGGGTGTGTATAAGCCATTCTAACACGCTTAAATCTCCTCGCTCCATAGTTGTTCCGTATTTCTCTTTCCCAACCTCAGAGCGCTTTAAAATTTTACTACAAACTTGTTGCTCTATTTTGCTCATTGTCTAATCCTTTAGTGACGAAGTTAATAAATTCCATCTCCTTTTCCAAACATTTTCTTTTCCATATAATCATTTCTTGCTTATAGTGGAGTAGTTTAAAGAATGACTGATTGAATAATATTAAACACTTCTCCAACTCGTCAACTCTATTTTCTTTTTTATCAAACACTTCAGCGGATAACCTCCCTGCGTGTGTGTTTAATTCATCTCTCATTTTAGACACCTCTACGGTCATCTCGGAATACGCAGCCATAAAACTATTCTCTTCGTTATTAGCTGTCATATCCCTCATTAACTTTAACGATTCCTCTGCTACTTGCATAACTTAATGTTTTCTTAATATTTACCTAACCTTGATTAATGATTTTGTGCTTATATTTACAGCATGAATAAATTTACAAAGTTTCTGTATGCGGTGATAATGGTGGTGGTTTACGTTATAGCTTTAGCGCTCTAACTTCCGCAAGCCTCACAATCATCAGGGTTATCAATGTTGCAGCTAGGTTGCTCTTTAGTTTCTAAGTCACCAACCCAAGAGTCCCAAGTTTCTCTTGCTACTGCCTCTTCTTTCTCTAATTGCTCTTTACTTTTTTCAGTCATCTTGCTTTACTATTATGTTATACATTTGTTCGTCTAGCTCCTTGATGTCGTTTTCAATGTTAGACCACGCTAAATCAAAAGCTTCTTGGGTTTTTAAATCGTACTTACTTCCTGTGCAAAAGTTAGAAACATTCCTAGCGTTTTGCTTTAGGAGCTTATCAATACTACTCTTTACTTTTTTGTTCGTATGATAGCGACCTGATTTTTTCTTGTCTTTCATATTCTTGCTCTTCTATTTCTAGTTGCTTTCTCCAAGCTAAATACTCAAAGTGGTCTCTCTCTCTAAAGTTGCCTTCTAAACGCATTTGTTCTTGGATTAAAAATTCCTTTAATCTTGCCATTTTACTCTTGTTTTTTTGGTTAAAATCCTAATTCTGCTTCAGAGACTACGTTAGATAGAGAAGTATCATTTAAAGGGTCTATAAAGTACCCGCCTCGACTTGGGTTAAGATATGTAAATCTACAACTTTTTGGCGAGAATTTCAAATATACTGGTCTATCTTCTTGAGTTGGTAGCCCAACTAATTTCTGAAACTTAATCTTCCTAACGTGTATCTCAGTTGTATCCCACTGCTCACTATTTAAGTGCCTATGTATTACTATAAAATTGTCAGTTCTATTAGCAAACATCCCTCCAAACTCTACGTCATACATACTTGGCGCAGGGACTCTGCCCGCGTCGTCTTTCTTCCTAGCTGCCGCAGTTCCCGCGTGGGTTGTAAGAATAAACTTTACATTATGCTTCTGCTTAAATCTTCTTATGTTAGATAGCATAGAATAATAGTAATCGTACTTACTAAACCCGCTCTCAATTCTTAAATCATTCAAAGGGTCTATAAGGCATCCGTCGTATTTAACAACTTCCATTTGCTCTTCAAAAGCCTCTAAGACTTGAGATGCTGAGGGTTGGTCTTCAAATGTTATTATAGTAAAATGCTCTAAAACCCAATCAATAGCGGAGCTAAATTCAGTACTACTCATTCTATCGCTTCTATCTTTATCTGCGCTTTTTCCTATAAACATCTCCGCTATATCGGAAATCATATCTCCAACAGGCTCATTCTCAGGGCAGTAGCACAACCACTTCCATCCATATCTCATTGACGCATTTAGCATTAAGTAAAACATAGTGGTGGTTTTCCCTATATTTGCTAACCCCATGATAACATCTAACTCTCCTTTGCGATATTTGTAGTGAGGGTCTAGCGAGGGTATTCCCGTAGAAACTCCTTTAGGGAGACCGTTTCTAAAGATATTACCCGCGTACCTTTTTATATCATCCTTATTACTAACCTTATACATCGTAGAATCCTTTTTGAGAGTTAGCAACCTTTTCTACAATATCCTTTTTCGTAGGTATAAATTTCTCAGATAAGTACTCTTGAAACTTTGTGGCGTTAAAAAGAGTTGAAGGTCTTAAGAACTTATCAAAATCTGTGTTAATCCATTGAGAACATTTAACATCTATAACCCTTTTAAAGTCATCTAAAGAGTAGCTCTCCTTACGCCTTGCAACTATAAACTTTGCAGATGCGTTAGTGTTTCTAAAGTTCTTCTCAGCCTTTTTATTTAAGTAATGAATAACCTCCTTTACAAGCGAAGAAGTTTCCTCGTCTGTAATGTATAAGTCTTTAAGCTTTGTTGTACGTGGCTTAACTTTATCAACAAGCTTAACCTCTTTGTTTCCGTACTTTTCGCACCTAATAATTCTTTTATCAACCTCTTTATTAGGCTTATACGTAAGTATAACCTTTATAAGATTCTTTTTAACTAAAGATGAAACAATCCTACTAACGCTAGACTTACTAAGCCCAAAGAACTCAGCAAAGTAAGCGTTGCTAGCTATACAGCCTTGCTCATTATCTAAGCTATGTATCTCTGCTAAGAATATTTTTTCTTGCATAGACATTCCTTTAGACTCCCATATCTCTTTAGGAATCCAAATCCCTTTAAAACCTCTGCTCATAGTTTAATCCTCCCAATCTTTTAGAATCTTCCCAAATTCTTTTACATAATCCTCTTCATAATATAATCTATGGTCGTTACAAGTGTGCCAAGCCCCTTGACAAACTTTCGTTACCGCTGCGGGGTTTCTTCCTAAATATTTCGCGCAACTACGTACACTAGAAAAATAGGTAGCTTCTTGCTCTTTAACGCAAATAGCGACAACCCCTCTTGAGTACCCCCTATTTAATTGCTCTGCTTGATTCATTTTCTTTATTTATTAAAGTTAGTAACTGACTACACTTAAAATGGTTAGAGTTCTTCTTGTCAAGAATCTCTATAACCTCTTCTTTAAGCTTTAAATAATCTCTTAAGTACTTGTCTTCAAAGCTTTCGTCACTCAAATTATCAACACTATCCTTGTACCCCTTAAGGGTTTTATCAAAAATAGAGTAGTCGTTTACAAATTTAATTGAGTGAATAACGGTTGCGTGGTGACAGTTAGTAAGCTCTCCAATGATTCTAAATCTCATATCGAACTTTGTCCTTAAATAGTATCTTAAAAAATGCCTAGAGACTACGTAATCTCTATCTCTTTTTTTCGATAGTATTTTCCTTGTTGAAGTCCCCGTAAGGTTGGAGACAAAATTAATTGCCTCCAAAAACTTATCGCTATTCCTTATCATCGGTCTTTTTTCCTCCAAGATGAAAAGAGTAGTTATATATTTTATCAGAATTTTCTAATAAACTATCTACTGTTTTTGATAAAGGTAGTGCTAATTCTAAGCACTTGAATCTAAATTCAGCCTCCATCGTTACTTGTTTAATTCTTTTATTAAGCTCTGTTTGTGTCATTTTTGTTTCTTTAGACATATCTAAACACTTTTAAGGTTAAGTAAAGGGGGCGAACCCCCTCTACAACTATTAACTAAAAACTAATTATGAATAATTAGAAAGGTAAATCTGAGGTGTCCTTAGTAGACTTCCATTCAGACTCAGTTGTTCCCGCTGAAGAAGAGTCTATCTTCCAAGCGTCTATATTGTGGTAGTACTTTCCGTTAAACTCTCTTGAGGATAGGTTGAAGTGAACGTCTACCATATCCCCAACTTTGTGAGAATCTATTAGGCTTGTCTTTTCTCCGAACAAAGTAAAGCATACCTCTTTCGGGAATTTGTCTTCTGTTTTTACAACGAAACCCTTTTTCCCCCATTCTTTTCCTGCTTTTGTCATTCCCGTTTCAGGCTCTAAGACTTTTAGTAAAGTCCCTTTAATTGAATTTTGCATAGTGCAATTAATTTAAGTTTAAGCTGTCTATATCTTCGTTTCCGTAGTCAGAGTAAAGGACAGCTTTTCTAGCTTCATCCCTGACCGTTTTGTTTTTAAATAATTCAGTAAACATAGTAAATAACTCCTCTTCGCTAGCGTTAACGGCAAATTCTATATCCATCAACTCGTCGTTATCAGGGGTTATATAATTCCCCATAGCCACAAGTATAGAGTCGTTCCCATCAACTAAATTCTTTAAAACTTCTTGCCTTAATCTTCTTTCGTCATCCATTTTTAAAATGTGTAATTTACTGTTGGTATTATAAACTTACTAGATAACCTACTATCCTCTGAGGAGGTGCATATTTTTACTAAGTCGTGGTTTTCTTGGAACATACTTAGATGATTATCCTCTTTGTAGTATTCTGCGTAAGCAAATATAGAGATATTTTTAGCTTCTTCGACAGAGAAACAATCTTCTAGCAATTTTTTAGCTTTCTTTTCCCCAATTCTAGGTATTCCAACTATATTATCAGTAGAGTCTCCTGATAAAGTTTGCTCATAAAGTTTTTGCCAAGCGTCATATTCTGTAACATTACAAACCTCTCCTTTATTCCAATTATAATGGAATCCTTTTATTTGCAGTAAATCCTTATCAATACTACAAATGATAGTATCATCCATCTCTGTTTGGCAAATCCCTAAAGCGTCATCAGCCTCTAAGCCATCAACAACATCACAACTCCACGCTCTTATTAGATATTGCCTTATATCGTCAAAGTGTTCAGGCATAATCATATCTTTACGATTCCCCTTGTAAGGCTTTATTGTAGCTATTTCTTTTCTGAAATTGTTTTTTCCCGTTAGAAACCCTATATAGTTTTCACATTTTGTAACGTAAAATATATGCTCAAACATTGAGTCTATAGTTTCGTAGGCGCGTTCTACTTCATCGCCTTCGTGTTTCCAAGCGGCTCGATAGAGCATAATATCTACGTCTATCAGAGCCGTCTTAACATCTCCCTTACTTAACATTATCAAATGCTTTTTTAAGAGCTAGAGATTGCTCTTTTGTTATGTTATAATCCCCCATCTTAGACTTAACAATATCCCCTTTGCCGTCGCTTATAGCTGAGACCATAGAGTTTAATTGAGCGTCTGTTAAGTTTGCTTTAGTCTTAAACGACTCTTTAACTTGAGTCACATATCTATTGTCATCCCACATACCTAAGAATATATCTGCGTTGAATCCTAATTTAGATAATCCTTTAGTTAAGGCGTCAGTAGACACTTTCTTAAAACATTCATCATCTAATCTACCCTTACCATTGTGGGAGGCTATGGAGGAGTTTATATCGAACTGAAACTTCTCACCCCCATCAACATACCAAAGGTTTGCTTGATAGCATATAAGCCCATCTACTCCGTTGAGATTATAGAATTGTTCTTGGCTAATACCCCAACCTTGACCTATTTTGCCGAAGGCTCTTGTTAATTCCCGCACTTGATATTGCGCGTTGATACTCGTAAACTTTCTTCCGAATCCTACTTCCTTAGTAAAGTTCGGGTCAGTAGTTTGTACTGATTCCCAAAACAACAAATTGTTGTCTTTCTTTTTTGTCATCTTTGTCATAATCTCTGTTTTTAGTTACACAAATATAGTGAATTTAATTTAATACTCAACACTTTTTAGGGAATATTTTGCTACATTAGTAGTTCTCCCGAATCGGTTTTTAACCCTTAAGCTTTCCGTTTCAATATCCCAACCTAAATCTTTTAGTTCAAATATTGTCGCAGCTAATCGTGTGTTACCTAAGTCTTGAATTGCTTGTATAGGCGTAATACTCCCATACTCTTTAAGGTATTTAACTACCCTTGTTTTATTCGTTTCTCTCATAATCTTTTTCTTTTTCTAGTTATGAGCCAATTAGTCTTTCTATTCGGCTCTCAATTTACATTCGTAATCTTAACGAGGGTAGATAAAGCTTATATTTACCTTCGTTGTGGCTCAAATTGTCTTGATTATGAGCTACATTCAGGACATTAATGAGCTTTATTCCATATTCCGATATGCGATATTATACCGTCTTTATCCCTTCTTTATCCCTTCTTTAATCTTACTCTTGTTTTAGTTCTTTGATTCTATGCTTTAAAGCGTTGATAGGGACTATCCCTGTTTCTTTCTCTATTGAAAGTATCAACTCCAACTCCTCGATTACTCGTTGGTTAGTAATTTTATCGTAAACCTTGTTAGATATTTCTTCCATTTCACAAGCGTCTAAGCCACATATTCTGTCGTGTATAATGTTCCCTAGAGTTTCACTCCAAGTATCCATAAATTCATCTGCAATACCCTCTATTGTCTTTTGGCTGTTGCGCTGCTTGATAGCTACTTCTTTCATCTTTCCCATAATTTCTAGTCGTTTAGTTTTTCTTTTATTTGCTTAATACACTCAAAGGCATTTATTCCCCCAAGTTCAAATTCTTCAATGATAAATAAGATTTCTTCTTTCATAATTTCTAGTTGTTTTGGTTTTTAATAAATTCTACTATCGCTAAATATACAGCCCCCATAGTTGTTTCACCTTGAAGCGATAATGTTAACGCTCTAACCTTGTGGTTATCGTTTTCAATGTCGGTTATATGACAATGACAATCACCT